AGGTGACTCTACATCAGCACAAACTGTAGGACTAGTAGTATCTACTTCTATAGCAGCAAATCAGAAAGGTTTAATAATGGTAAATGGTTTACTTGACGGACTGAGTACTTTACCAACTTCTACCTTTGCTGATGGAGATCCTGTATATCTAGGAGCTACTGCCGGAACTATTACCAATGTGAAACCATCAGCTCCAAATCATCTAGTATATTTGGGGTTCGTGACCACCGCATCTCCAGGATCAGCAGGGAGAATGTATGTAAGGGTACAAAATGGTTATGAATTATATGAACTACATGATGTATCTGTAGGAAGTTATGGAACAAAGGATGTTCTTTGGAGAGATACTGTTACAAACCTTTGGAAGAATAAAGATGTGCTTACTCTAATGGGTGCCGCATCATCATCAGCCAATGGATATCTTACATCTACAGACTGGAGTACATTTAATAGTAAACAATCAGTGTACTTAAAAAATTCAACTACTTATACATCAACAGGTGTTACGTCAACCGTAATTCTTACTTCTGTTTTAATACCCGCAAATACTTTTGTTGCGGGAGATGTATTAAGAGTAACGGCAAGAGTAAAAAAAACGGGAATAAATAGTTCGGGAAATTTTGCAATAGGTATAAACACTGTATTATCTCCTTCGGGGGCGGTTACATTTAAAACAAACTCAATAGTAACGACATATCCTTCATTTGGAGTACTTGCTCATGCAGTTATTATTAATGCAACCACTAATACACAACTACCCTGGTCTGCAACTAACTACGGAACAAATGACATTGGTTTTGCTACCGCACAAGCTGCAGGAGCGTGGCAAGAAAATGTAGCAATAAATTGGACCGTTGACCAGTATATCATTTTTCAAGGTACTTTAAACTCGGCAGCTGATGCTGTTTCTTTAATTTTTTATATGATTGAGAAATTATGATTGTAGAATTTACTAAAATACCTAATGGTCTAAGATGGGATAATCAAGATAGATTATTTACATATTCTATAGTATCACAAGGATATGAAATCCTAAGTATGGATCTTGCACAGATTGAACTTAATAATCAAATGTATATGATCTGTAGTTGTGATTCATCTGTAGATGGTATTACATTTGAAAACATAAATGATCAGATAAGTTATATATATTCCTAAAATTTTGTATATTATAGTATGGAGAATAGATTTTATACAGCGGTAATAAAGCTTTTAAACAGGATTAAAAACGCACTATAATGAGTTTAGATAGATTTCAAACAGGAGTAATAGAGCTTTTAAACGATATTGCTGACAAACTAGATGGTGGTTATAAAAGTATAAAAGGTGTGTTTAGTATAACTACTGGAATACCTCCCGTTATTAGTTATCAAACCTTTACCGACATAAGAACTAATAATCTAGACAGAGTATTTGCAAATTACGAATCAGCTGAGACAGGAACAGGTTTTTACATAAGTTTTAGAGTATTTAGTGACCAACTTTCTAATTTTTCAGGTCCTGCACCCTTTACTTATGTATTTGATAAAAACGATATAGAGGTTATTATAGGACCCGGATATGATCCAGATGTATATTCCTCTTTTAGTATAAGGAAAATAATAGAAACTACAACTAATCCTGATGATACTTTTTATCTCACTATCTATAGTAAAACTCTTGACAACTTTGGTGCTGATTCATCTGGTGGTGATCCCATAAATGTAGTACCTTTTGAAATTAGATTTTATAACTTAGTACCTTATAATCCCTAAAGATGGATGCAGAACAACTAGTATTTACAGCTAAAGATGTTATAGGTATAATCTTATTAGCTGTATCAGTATTGGGTGCTTATTTTGCTCTAAAAAAAGATGTAGAAAAAGCTGTGATGAAGATTAAAGAGATTGATAATCAGTTATTACACAAAGAAACTATAATCTATAAGCGTATGTCAGAAATCAAAGATGAACAGAAGTCCGATCATGAAAAACTTTCTGTTAAGATAGACACCTTGAATCAGCATATGAATACAATTAGTACTAGTCTTGCTGAACTAACAGGTTACATTAAAGCTAAAAAAGAAGACTAAGTTTAAAATTTGGAAATTTAAACTTTTATTATATCTTTGCTTTAAACTTTTAAAACCAATAGTTTATGGCAGAAGAAAAAGAAATGTCTCGTGAGGAATATATTGCTCATAGAGATGAGTTAAAAAATCACTACGCATCTGAGATTGATTTTTTAAAAATCCAAAAAGAGTACGAAACACTTTTGACAGAGATTGACGAGATACGCGCAAGACGTATTATTAATCAAGTAAGAGTGAGTGAGTTACTAGCAGGACCTTCTAGTGAAGATGAAATGCCTGCAGAAGTTCCAACAAAAGCTAGAAAACTTAAAACAGAGAAGTAATGGCTGTTGTAAATCAAGTACGTAAGACTGTTAGGATGGATCTTTGGAATATTGTAAAATTCCAATTATCCACACATTGTCATCTTAACAATATCAATGTATCTGATTTAGATTTAAACTGCTTGACTTTTCTAGCTATAAGTGGAGAACAAACTTTAACAGATTTTTGTGAAGCTGCTACTAAGAACAAGATTTTTAGTAGCAGCCAATCTGTTAGAAGTGCTGTAACTAAAGCTGAAAGGAAAACACTTATTATAAAAGACGGTCATTATAATAAGACCATAAAGTTAAATCCTGATCTGAAGATACAAACTACAGGTAACATATTGTTAGATTATAAATTTGTAAGAGTTGAAAGCTAAACACTTAAAAGACTTAATTAAGGAGTTTTGTGAAGAAAACTCTTACACAGAAGACACTGAGGATCTTATTTATTTTTATTGGACTTATGTAAGAAAGAGTTTAGTAGCTAAAACTGACTATAATTTATATGTTACAGGTTTAGGTCAGTTTACAATGAATAGAAAAAAGTTAGCTAGAGAACTTGCTAAAAATGAAGAATACCTACGAACCTTAGATAAGAAGGATTATAAAGGATTTGAAAAGTATAATGATATTGAAGCAAGAGTTCTTAAGTTACGAAGTCTTCAGTTAAAAATTTATGATGATATAGAAAAAAGAAACATTTTTAGAAAGAGTCAGAATGATACAAAAAATTAAAACAATCTGGGAAAATAAGTGGTTGATTCTTGAAGGAGTAATAGGTTATTACTTTACTAAGAAGAAGCATAAGAAGATTGCAGACTATAGAATGAAAATCTGCGCGCGCTGTCCATTATATGATACAGTAGGAACTAACTGTTTAGTACCCGGTACACAACCATGTTGTGGTAGTTGCGGATGTTCTCTTGATTATAAACTATATAGTATGTCATCAGCATGTCCAGAAGGTCATTGGGAAGCTATAATGTCTGAAGAAGACGAAGATAAATTAAACGCATACATAGATGGCACTGATATTTAAACCAGAAACGCATAGTTATGTAAGCATTGATCCTAATGAAGATATCACATGGACCAGTGTAACTAGTGTTATATCTAAGTTCAAGAAACCTTTTGATGCAGATAGTATTGCACTTAAATCTTCTAAAAATAAGAAGAGTAAATGGTATGGTATGTCGCCAGAAGATATTAAGGAAGCATGGAAAAATGAATCACAAAAAGCGATGAATCTTGGTACATGGTATCATAATCAAAGAGAAACGGCATTGTTAGCATGTGATACAATTAGTAGGGAGGACTTTATTGTTCCTATTATAAAACCAATAGAAGAAGATGGATTTAAAAAAGCTCCTGAACAAAAGCTTAAAGATGGTATCTATCCTGAACATTTAGTTTATCTTAAGTCTGCTGGTATATGTGGTCAAGCTGATCGCGTTGAAGTGATCAATGGTATAGTAAACATCTATGATTATAAGACTAACAAAGAAATTAAAAAGGAATCTTATGTTAATTGGGAAGGTATCTCTGATAAAATGTTGGATCCTCTCAGTCATTTGGATGATTGTAACATTAATCATTATAATATCCAGTTGAGTTTATATATGTATATGATTCTAAAACATAATCCTAGATTAAAACCAGGTAAACTTATTATTGAACATATACAATTTAAAGAAGCAGGTAAAGATGCATATGATAATCGCGTAGTGTTTTATGATATGTTTGGAGAACCTATTGTAGAAAACATAGTAACTTATGAGCTACCTTATTTAAAAACAGAAGTCATAAGTATAATTAACCATTTAAGAGATAATGGCAACCTATAATGAAAACATAGAACTATTTAAGTGTTACGTGCGCGCATCACATTTTACAAAAAATAATGCTGACAATGATACATATCATAAAGCATACGCATTTGCCATACAATCTGTAGCAGGAAAGATACTTACTTTTCACGTTATGACAGACTACGGAATGCTTAGATCACGAGTTCCTATCTCTGAAATATTTATGGAGATACCTAAGAACGATATACCGTTTCATTTTAAGCAACTATGGGATTGTTTCTCTGAAAATGTTAGTGTAATAACATATGATTACTTATATGAAAAGAGATGTCAGGTAGTTTTAAAAGATGGTTCTAAGATATGGGCAACATATTTAATGACTATTGACTGGTACAGAAATCCATATTCAGATGAACCTTCTGATTATAAGTGCGGTCATATACTTATTGCAGATGATGGATATCTTCTTTGTCAACCAAACAATAGAATTTTCTGGAGAGATTCTAACTGGATAACTAAACCTTTTCCTGTAGAGCCGTCTACATTTAAAGTAGATACTCATATAGAATCAGTCGAAGCTCAGTCAGATAGATGGGTATCAGAAGATTCTAGTAACTACTATTACGAAATAAAAGAAACAACCGATGACAATTAAATTATTTGATATAGAAAATGGTGTAGTGATTCCTACGGAACACTGTTACACTTTATCAACTCTAAAAGATATAATGGATAAATATCCTGAAGACTATCTTAAAGTCTATCAGTATTTATTCTATATGACGTGTCCTAATCCGGATCTTAATCCATTCTTTTATATGATGGAAGAAGATAAGGAAGACATTATTCTAGCAGAAATACAAGCAGAGTTTTCACCAGAAGACAATGGTATTCCTGCAGCTCTACACTTTTGTAGAAAATTATATGAGACACCTACGTCACGAGCTTATAATGGTATCAAGAAGATGCTTGATAAACTCGCTGACTATATGGATAAAACACCTATTACTCACGGACGAGATGGAAATATTACAGCATTAGTATCTGCTGCATCAAAGTTTCAACAGATTCGAGAGAGTTATAAAGGTGCTTACAAAGATTTACAAGATGAACAAACAAGCCACGTTAGAGGTGGACAAGGATTAGCATATGACCAAATGTAATTTATCAGATTTCTTTTTGTACTACAATGAGTTCAGAAAAGAGTGGTTAGCAATACCAAGAGACAAGGTTGCTGAGTTTATGAATAATGCTTCTTTACCAAGTTCTCACAAAGATGTCGTATCTTTGATTAAAAGGATAGAAGATGGCAAAGCAAAACATTGAGAAAGATCCTCCCAAAGGAGATATCAAGTTCTCACTTACTCTTTCAGAAGAACAAAAAAGAGCTAAGGAATTAATCTTACAGAAACCATTTAACTTTTTAATTGGTCAAGCTGGTTCTGGTAAAACTTTGTTAGCTGTACAGATAGCTTTAGATATGCTATTTAAGCGTAAGGTTAACAAGATTGTTATTACTAGACCTACAGTTTCTACTGAAGATAACGGTTTCTTACCAGGTTCTGAAAAAGAAAAGATGGAACCTTGGTTAGTTCCTATTAAGTCTAACATTCGTAAGGTCTACAACAAACCGGAGATTCTTACTAAGTTAGAGGAGAACGAATCGTTAGAGTTAGTATCGCTTACACATTTCAGAGGAAGAACCTTTGAAGACTGTGTATGTATTGTAGATGAGTTTCAAAACTTGACTAAAGCACAGTTACAAATGTGTGTCGGGCGCCTAGGTAAAAATGCTACAATGATCTTTACAGGTGATGCTCATCAGATAGATTTAAAATTTAAAAATGATTCTGCTATTCATGATATATCAAAATTAGATAAGTCAGACTGGGTAAATAAGATTGTCTTGCATGATAATCATAGACATGAATCATTGAATGAGATACTAAGATTATTAAATGAATACTAGTTTTATAGACATACCTACTTGGGATAACGGTTCCTGGATTACTACATCTTTTAATACAAGAGAAGAGTATACTGACTTTGTACTATCTATATTTAAGGAACCGGGTCAATATAACTTTGATAATACTAGCTTTCTATTTAATGAACAAGCTAGATTATTTAATAAAAATGGTGTTTACTGTACATCACCTCAAGGAAGTAAAGACTATAGAATATATTGGGATCACGAGAAGAATAAGTGTCGATATGGTGCAATTTATAAAAATGCTGGTAATACTTGGTACTTACCAAGAGATTACTACATGTGGTTAAACTTCTTACCTATCTTTAACAAGGAGATCCAGAAGTTTGGTTTCGCGGACGTGCGCGATGCACAGTATCATATGGCACTATACGAACTACTAGCAGAGTTACATTATAAACATAGTTCTATACTTAAGAAACGTCAGATAGCTTCATCATACTACCACATGGGTAAGATGATTAATCAGATCTGGTTTGAAGAAGGTATTACTCTAAAAGTTGGTGCTAGTCTTAAAGACTATATCAATGATAAAGGTTCTTGGAAGTTCTTGAATGAATATGAAGCATTCTTGAATAAACATACTGCATGGTATCGTCCAATGAATCCAGGTAAAGTATTATTATGGCAACAGAAGATTGAGATTGTACAAGGTACACAGAAACGTAAAACAGAAGTTGGTCTTAAAGGTGTACTACAAGGTATGTCATTTGAGAAGGATCCAACAAACGGAGTCGGTGGTCCATGTAAGTATTTCTTCCACGAGGAAGCAGGTATTGCTCCTAAGATGGATACTACTTTTGAGTATATCCGTCCTGCTATGAGATCAGGATTTGTTACTACAGGTATGTTCATTGCTGCAGGATCTGTGGGTGACTTGGATCAGTGTGAACCACTTAAAGAGATGACACTTAGACCAGAACCAAATGATATATATGCGGTAGAAACAAATCTTATAGACTCAAAAGGTACTGTAGGTAAATCAGGATTGTTTATTCCTGAACAATGGTCGATGCCACCATTTATTGATGAGTTTGGTAATTCTTTAGTAGAAGAAGCGCTTAAAGCATTAGATGAACAATTTGAAAAGTGGAAGAAAGATCTTAGTCCAGAACAATATCAGTTGCGTATTTCTCAGCATCCTAGAAATATTGAGGAAGCATTTGCATATAGAAAGGTATCCATTTTCCCATTAAATTTAGTGGGTGCACAGATGAGAAGGATTGAAGATAAAACCTATGCTACAGAATTTCTAGATATATTTAGAGATGAGAAAGGAGATGTTGATGTTAAACCTACATCTAAGTTACCAATTAATACATTTCCTGTAGACAAGAAACAAGAAGATAAGACTGGTGTATTTGTATGCTATGAAAGACCTGTAAAGAATCCAGAGTTTGGTATGTACTATGCATCTGTTGACCCGGTAGGTGAAGGTAAGACAACTACATCAGAATCACTATGTTCTATCTATGTGTATAAAACAGCTGTAGAAGTAACTAGGAATGATGGTGAAAAAGTTGAGACTTTTGTAGAAAGAGATAAAATTGTAGCTGCTTGGTGTGGTCGATTTGATGATATCAATAAGACACACGAGCGTTTAGAGATGATTATAGAGTGGTATAATGCATGGACTATTGTAGAAAATAATATTTCTCAGTTCATAAATCACATGCTTTATAGAAAGAAACAAAAGTATTTGGTACCTAGATCTCAAATATTATTTCTAAAGGATATTGGTGCTAATGCTAATGTATTTCAGGAATATGGTTGGAGAAATACTGGTACTTTGTTTAAGAGTCATATGCTTAGTTATGCTATTGATTTCTTAAAAGAAGAGTTAGATCAGGAAGTTAAACCTGATGGTGAGATTGTAAAGACTGTATATGGGGTAGAACGTATACCGGATCCGATGTTGCTTACTGAAATGGCAGCATATCAAGAAGGATTAAACGTCGATAGACTTGTATCGTTTGCTGCATTGATTGCTTTTGCAAAAGTTCAACAAGCAAATAGAGGATATAAAAAGCGATACGAGGAGACAGATAAGGTGAAAAAGTTGGATAACACCAATAAATTCAGTAAATTAAATATGAGCCCGTTTAGACACATTGGATCAAAAGGCTCAGCATTTGATAACATGAGACTACCTAAACAACCATTTAGAAATTTAAGATAATATGCAATTATATAACGCAATTCAGTTAAAGAACGGTGCGAAAGCTGACACTAACCGAATGGGTACACTTAATCAACCCATTCAGTTTATTCCTAGATCTAAGAAAGATACAGACTGGACAGCATGGAATCTTGACTGGTTAGAGTGGGAAGGACTTAAACAAATTCGTCGTAATGCAAGACGAATGATGAAAAACTATAAACTAGCTAAAGGTATCATTGACCGTGGTGATTATATTGTTGAACAAGATAATGAGTATGGTGATCTTATTGAGACACTTACACAAGATGATGTATCTGCACTAGAGTTAAAGTTCTATCCAATTGTTCCCAATGTTGTAAATACATTAGTATCAGAATTTGCTAAAAGGAGTACTAGAGTTACATATACTGGTGTAGATGATATCTCATACAATGAATTATTACAGAAAAAGAAGGATGAATTAGAGGAAGTTTTGTTGTTTCAAGCTGAACAAAAGATGATGATGAAACTAGTTGAAAAAGGACTAGAACCAGATTCAGAAGAGTTCCAACAACAAATGAGTCCTGAGAATATGAAGACTTTACCACAAATTCAAGACTTCTATTCAAAGACATATAAGAGTGCTATTGAGCAGTGGGCAGAACATCAACATAAAGTTGATAACGAGCGTTTTAGAATGGACGAACTTGAAGAACGCGGTTTCCGTGATATGTTGATTACAGACCGTGAGTTCTGGCATTTTAAAATGATGGAGGATGATTATGATATTGAATTGTGGAATCCTGTTCTTACATTCTACCATAAATCACCAGAGAATCGTTATATATCTCAAGGTCAATGGGTTGGTAAATTTGATATGATGACTGTTGCAGACGTCATTGACAAGTATGGATGGTTAATGACAGAGGAACAATTAGCATCTCTTGAGTTGATTTATCCTGTAAGATCTGCAGGTTATCCTATTCAAGGTTACCAGAATGACGGTAGTTACTATGATGCTACTAAGTCACATGAGTGGAATACCAATATGCCATCTCTAGGTTATCGTCAGTATACATCTATGTGGGATAACGCTACCTATGGAGGTGACGTAGTTAACTGGATCTTATCAAATGATGAAGACTACTTTGATATGGGTATGTCTAATATGCTACGTGTAACAACTGTATATTGGAAGTCACAACGTAAGGTAGGTCACTTGACTAAGATCAATGATAATGGTGATGTATTCCAAGATGTAATTGATGAGTCATATAAAGTAATTGATAAACCTCTATACAACACTACCCTTATTAAGAATAAGACTCGTGATAATCTTGTATTTGGTGAGCACATTGACTGGATCTGGATTAATGAAGTATGGGGTGGTGTTAAAGTTGGACCTAATAGACCTACATTCTGGGGTAGTAATAATCCTGGTGGCGTAAATCCTATCTACTTAGGTATTAATCAGAATCAAATCAAACCTCTTAAATTTCAATTTAAAGGAGATTCAAGTATATACGGATGTAAGTTACCAGTAGAAGGATCTGTATTCTCTGATAGAAATACAAGATCTGTATCTCTAGTAGATTTAATGAAGCCATTCCAGATTGGATATAACATTGTAAATAATCAGATTGCGGATATCCTTGTAGATGAATTAGGTACGGTAATCTTGTTAGATCAGAATGCTCTACCAAGACATTCACTCGGAGAAGATTGGGGAAAGAACAACTTAGCGAAAGCTTATGTTGCTATGAAGAACTTCCAGATGTTACCTTTAGATACATCTATTACTAATACAGAAAATGCATTAGCATTCCAACATTATCAGAAACTGGATCTAGAACAGACTAACCGTCTT